CGGTTGTATGAACCGATGAACGCACCAAGAAGGAGAAGAAGAAGTTCTTTCCACGCCTCATCAATAGTTGCGTGTGTCATGATTCCGAACCCAAGTCCGAAAACGATTGTTAGAAATATACCAAGTGTGACAACTGTAATATACCATCTTGTGTTCATCATCTTTTGGAGAATGAAGTTGAAACGGTTACGATTATCCACGGCTGTGAATTCTTGTTTTGGTGCAAATATGTTTGAAAAAAGTCCCATGTATTTCCTCCTATTTATTGTTTCTTGAATCGTGAAAGACGGTCATTGACAGTTGGCTTTGCTGCCGGTGTTTCTGCCGCTGGTTGAGCTGCTGGTGCAGATGGCATTTGAACTCCACCACCCTTACCTTGCTCTTGCTTGATATTGTTGGTGTTGTTGAGTTGGAGAATCATTGGAGGAACGGCACCACCGTTACCACCACTTGTTCCAACTTGTGTCACCTGTTGATTCAAGAAAACAACTGCCTCTTTGAGTTCATCGAACTCTTTACGAGAAGGGGCTTCTGCTTCTTTCATTGCCTTGACATCACCAATGATGCCTTCAAATTCTGTTTTCACATACCAGTAACCACCGATAACAGTAGATACTGCTGAAAACAAACCGATAATCCACGGAAGAGTGAACGCAAACTTCTTGTTTTTTAAATCCTCCGTAACAGACTCTTGCAGTTCCTCTAAATCTACACTCTTCTTTTTCGCCATGTGTAACTCCTAAAATTAATTCTTAACAACTTGTTTTACCGAAACTGTATTTCCATTCTTATATCTTACAAAATAAACACCCTTTGGTTGGGCTGACATATCAATATACATTCTTTGTGTTCCGCCTGTATATGCATTCTGTGATTCTGTAAACACAGTCTGTCCTAATTGGTTTATAACTTCAACTGAAAATTCATTACCCATCATAAGTGGCATTGTTTCAATTGTAAGTGAGTTTGCAAATGGAACAGGGTATGGAACGAATACGTTATCAAAATCAAATTCAATTGGTGCTCTCATGTAAACAATCTTACCATCGGCTTTTGATTCGTCAATGTTTACGTCTTCTGCCTTTGAGTTACCAACTGCCTTTGTAACAACACGGACAGGTGATTCAGTCCATCCTGTTTTCTTGACTTTGAATGTTAGGTTGAAAACTTCTGCGTTTGAACGGATAACATCTTGTTTGTTTGATGTTTCATATCCACCCCACTCAACGTGGTTTCCTTTTACAAGGATGTATGATGTCCAACCTTTTACTTTTTCAGAAACGTCTATGTTCTTGAATTCAAGAAGTGTTGTATCATAAACAATACCGAATTGAAGTGAACCAACATCAACACCATTTGTTACAAGTGTTACTGGAAGAGTTACTTCTGATTCAGCTGATATAGTTAGACGTGGTAATTCAAACGATACCTTTTCTTTTGCCTTGTCATATGAAACACGGGCATCACGAACGTACTCAGGTGATTCGATGTCATCTGTATTCTTACCAACAATCATTCCGATGTTTGTAAGACCTGTTCCGTTTGCATCACCAAGAAGAACACCCCAATATGCAACACTATCCTCACCATTGAGTGTGTCAACCATATCGTGTGTTGGTGTAATTGTTGTTGTGAAGTTTGTGCCAGGTGCGGCATAGATTGATTGCTTTTCACCAACACGGAATAACATCAGGTCTTTTGTTCCTGGTAAAAAGTCATTCCAAAAAGTAGCACTTTGAGCTATACGATTGAATACAAGAAACGCGTCTGATATTGTATAGATGTTATTCTTGTTGATGTCAGCTGCAAAGTATTGGAATTTTGAAAGGGTATCTGTTTCAAGAACAACTTCATTTATCTTGTAAGCGTCTGTTACGTTTACAGCATCACCAGCTTTTGCGGTATCACCATTGATACGAATTCTTACAAAAGAGATAGATGTATCAACGTTTGTACGAAGTGTTACTTTGCCCGTTGCTGAATCTGTGAGATATGTTGCAACTGAATCCCAATTAGCGGCAGTATTTGCTTTTTTACGATGGAAGAATTGAACCTTCACATCACCGAGTGGAGAATCATCTTGGTTGAAAACATAAAGAGGCATGACAAACGGAGGACGAATAAATCTTCCACCATAGTTTACCATACCCAACGTTACGTCAGTACCACTGTTGATTGTTGCTCTGTTAGAGTATGACGGTGCACCGATGAGTTTGATTGAGTCAGGGTCAACATCATAGAAACGTGGACCGTGTGTGAAGACCAACTTTACCCAAGCACCAGAAGGGAATGACCAGTTTCCATTGTTTCCCGTATAAGATACTGTGAGTGTGAGATAGTTTGCAACTCTGTTTGAACGGAAGTAAACCGATTCATTTTCGATAGTTGGGCCAGTAGTTGCAGTTACACCAGAAAAAGCTGCTGTATCAAAATAGATACGAGTTTGGATAGCCTTTACTTTGTCTGTGCCGGTGTAATTGTAGTGGAGATATAAGGTTGTTGAACCTTGAAGATAAGAACCTACGATAAACGACGTGTCTACAAGCACGTATGGTTTAGAAGCATCTGGTGCCGGTAACACCTCTCCTAAACCATTTTGGGCTACTGCCCCTGTAATTGTTGAAACTAATAAGCCAAGGGCGAGTATAAATTTTTTCATCTGTATTTCCTCGAAAAGTTGTGATATAAAACAACAAAACTTTCCGAAACCAATTACAGATAAATATGTGGCTACGAATTATTTTTCAGTAGCCACCTCTTTATTTTCTTCTTTTTCTTGATGTTGTGAATAAAATTCCATCAATTTTACCATTGTACCAACCAAAGACCAACTCCTTTGAGAGTCTCGCCAAACCATTCCAACATAATTAATATCCGCATTTCCACGAGAAACCTTTTTCAGTTTGGTGTTTATCAAGTTCTTTTGTAGTGGAGTTAAATAATCAATCATCAACTTACCGTTTAGATGGTCTATTTCGTGTTGAACAATAACAGAGTTTGGAAAATCAATTTCCATTTCTTGTTCAGACCATTCGGTATCTGGATTGATAAACTTTACCGATATTGTTTCATCACGTTCTACCTTTGAAGTAATATCAGGAAGTGAAAGACAACCTTCGATTGATGTTTTCTTTTCTCCATTACTACTTACTATCTGTGGATTTATCATCGTTATGATATTGTTATCCAACTTTACAAGACAAACTGATTCGTCTCTTCCAAGTTGATTAGCGGCAAGACCAAGACCACCAACCGATTCGAGAGTGTCTTTCATATCTTGGATTAATTTTTCCAAGTTTTCTCGGTCATTTTGAATATTGGATTGCTTTGTCTTTGTTCGTAGAATGTTGTGATTTGAACTATACAGAACTATTGGTTGTATCATTTATCACCCATTTGGATTTGCATCACGAATCGCTTGCTTCACCCATTCATATGCATTTTTACTATGGGTATTTACCTTCCAAGATTTACTCGTCTTGTAGTCATGTTCACGATCACCAAATCCACGTTCTTCTGAAATCAAAACAAGTTCTCCTGTTTCAAATTGAATTTGCCAAGAACATTGTTCAGTTCCTTCAAACGTGTCATTATTATCAGATGAAAAAGTTGGTTGACCGAATGCATTTACTATGTGACGATACGCACAGTCCATTACAGAAATCTGTGGTGTAAATCTCAAATCTAAATCTTTTGAAGTTCGGTATCTTGGGTATTGTTTTTCTTGATTCATATTAAGCTCCATTAAATAGTGTTTTTATCATTTCATTTATAATGTGTATTCCAAAACCAATTGGTATTCCAATCAAGACCGTTGCAATCGCCGCTAGTATAAAATACAAAAGATAGCCAACGATTACCATAACACCGGTCATAATAAACTCTAAAATATCTTTAATCATGATTATTCCTTATGTGTGATTTTACACAATCATAAAATTGTTCTAGTGTCTCAAATTCATAGTTTAGAATCACCTCATCCCAAACATCCATACCAAAAATACTTTTTAACTCCTTACGAAGTTCAAACATTTTCTTTTGTTCATCTTCAAATTGTTTTTGTTTTGCACGTTGCATTTCCGTACTGTAATAACGAAACTCCCGTGTCATTGATTCCTCAAGAGTTATCTCATCATTACCGTGCATACGTTCTACCGTTTTCTTTGCACGAGAATAAGACTTATTGAGTGAATCAATAGTTTGTTGGATTGTAGGAGAAGGATTGAACTCTCCTTGGCGGATTCTATTTAGTAGTAAATTTTTCATAACACTAATATACGAAACTTTTTCGAGATTTCCAAACTATATTTTTGCCACCGCAGGGATAAGATGATAATAGTCAACCTTATCTAAGTCTACCATTTTTTTAAGAAATCCCAATTTTAGTCTATGAACGCGAGTTTTCATATAAAATTTTAACTCGTCTTTAACGAGTGGTATAACAGAACGTACAAAATCATTCTGACTGGTATTGTTTAAATCATCCCACAGAATTTTTTCACCCTCGACCAGTGCAGAAATAACTATTTCTAAATCTGGGTCTAGTATGAATAAATCTAATACAGTTCTAGTATTAAAGTTCATCACTTGAGCCTATCGGTTTATCAAAATCAAAAAATCCTTGTTTAGAAAGATAAGAAAATGCTATAGACTTTATTTCATCGTCCGATAAACCATTTTCTCTGTAATTTTCTAAATCTTCTTTTGATATGTTTAGAGTTTTTCCATTATAGGAAAGAGACCAATCATTTACAAACATGAATGGTGGTTGATACATTATTACCTCTTTTTATTTTCGAAGATTTCATCGTCATCTACGTCTGCGTCGAGTGCTTCATCGTAATTTGGAACACCAACGTCCATTCCATCATCATCAAAAGATTCTTCGTCCCAATCTTCATCATCAACATCATCCCAATCACCGTCACCATCCCAATCTTCGTCTTCTAAGTCACCACCGTTTGAATAGGTAAGATAACTATAAATTGCTCTCAAATAATCTTCTGCAATTGTTACCTTTGATTGTAGCCAATCTTCAAATTGATCTTCATCATCAATCATGTGATATAATTTTTCTGCATTTGAAATGATTGATAGTAGTTGGGCTTTAAACATTTCACCTTCACCTTCACCACAATTACAACTATCAATAGAGTCTAGTTCATCATAATCTTCTTTCAACTTTTTCTCCGCAACAACAATGAGAGATTCTGCAAGATTTTTCTTCTTTTCAGATGAATTTTCATTTAGAACTTTTGTTGCTGCAGATACTGCCTCGTACAAATTCTTACTAGATTGTCTGATATTTTTCTTTGCAACTTCTCTTGATATTGCCTTTTCAATTTCAGTCATGATGAAATCCTTTTTCTCACTCATTGTTTTCTCCTGTAAAGATTCTACCGGTCTTGATTTAGTTTTACCACCACGTTTTCTCTTTTTTCTGCCAGCACAATGTGCTTTTTGAGAAAAACCTTTGGGGTTAGAACAATCTATTGAACGTTTATATTTGTTCGACCATTTTTCTAATATAGTAATTATATCGTTATTTTCAAAATTCATTATGTTAAATCTATACCAAGAAGTTTCTCCATCTCTTCTGCATCTGGATCTGTTGTGGTCTCAAAATCTTTTTGAGATACTCGTGTGTCCAAGTCAAGAAAAGAATCTAAGAATGTATCTTTCTTTTTCGGTATAAGTGATTTTTTATTCATTAATGGCTCTACTACAGCAACAAACGATTCCTTTTCTTTGTCCGAAATAGGTTGATTTATTTTACCTTTTAGACGAGCAGTATCAGCCGGATTCCACGAAGTTACACGGTGGCCAAAGACATCCTCCATCATTTTTATGATGTAGTCTGCTTCTTTAATTTCTTTATATTTTAGTTTTGTTTTCATACTAATAAGTATTACAATTTAGAAATTGCATCCAATATTTGGGGTGCAATTGGACTTGGTAGATTTTCTTTTGTAAACCAGTTGACATCTTCATGTTCCCAGTCTATCTTTACAAAGAATTTTTTCTTTGTTTTATATAAAAAAAGAAAGTATAATCTGTTATCTGCATAGTATCTATCCAAACAAAGCAATTTTTCTGATTTTGGTATTTCATGTGTTGTTTCTTCAAAAAATTCTCTTCTAGCACAATCTTCAAGTGATTCTAATTCATTTACATTTGATTCACCTGAAGGAACAGACCAATAACCTCCAAGATAATGTGCTTTAGAATTTCTTTTCGTTAGAAGAAACTGTCCGTCATGTGTCATAACTAAAACACCAGAAGCGGCTGGTTTTTTAATTGCAGACAATTCTTCTGGTGTTATTTTATTTATTTTTTGCATTATTCTCTATATCTATTTCACTTTTTATAAGGAAACATTTCATTTAATTTTTTGCGTCTCTTGTTACAACCACAATCTTCTTTACCCATAGCTTGAGCAACTTCTTCTGCGAGTTTATCTATACCAAGAGCATTTGTAACCTTTGCAATAGTATCACCAAGACCTTGTGATTGTTGTGTTTCCTGTGTTTGTGTTTCTGTATTCATACATCACCTTTTTATTATTTTACTTCAATGTAAGTAGATATTTCAATTTGTTGAATTCAGATACCATCTCGTCACGAATATTAAGGAGGTCTGTATCTGTTTGGGGATTTAATCCGTTTGAGAGAAGTAGGAGGTATGCAATTGTTTCGTCAATAAATGTCATACAATCCTTTTCATTACGATTGTAAACCTTCATTGGGAGTGCAGGAACACGGCCATACTTACCCATCATTACTTCTACAAAGTTATCAATGAGTGGTGTAAGTGCATCATAAGCACCACCGTAAGCTTGATGTCTTGCATATGATGTTGTTTGCCAATGAAAGAACTTCAATTGATTGTGAACTTCTATAAGTTTACTTGCTACTTCGTGCATTTTAATCTCCAATAATAATTGACTTGACTGTAAATATAAATATGACATTAATTCAGATTATTCATCTGATACAGCTCTTCCTATCATAGTTTCCCAATCTCTGTTTTTACGGACTATATTGTTGTAGTCAATCGATTCTTTTATCAAAGAAAGATTTACTCCATTATTTTCACCAAACTTTAAGAACGCAGACATATCTTTCGGAAAACAATGACCACCATAACCTCTATCTCCATCTGGTCCTGGTACTTTCCAATGACTTAATCCAAGCCGTTTATCTAATTTTGATATACCGACGACCTCATCATAATTGATACCAGCAGAAGAACAAACATCAAACAATTGATTTGCGAATACAACCTTAACGGATAGGAAACAGTTAGCAACGTACTTAACCATCTCCGCAACATCTGAACTTGTCTGTACTATTGGAATAAATGGAAATGCCCTTCTGAACATATCGGCCGTCTCTGTTAATCCATTATTACCACCCAAAACTATTCTATCTTGGTTAATGAAGTCCATTATAGCGTTTGCTTCTGTTAAAAACTCTGGATTAAAAATAAGATTTATATTCGGATATTTTTCTTGAAATAACTTACAAGTTCCTGGTGGTACTGTTGATTTCAATACAACAATTTTTCCATTACCCATCTGATTGAGTTGAGAAAAAACAGAATCTACTATCTTTGTATCGCATTCCCCCGACTTCTTCATCGGAGTTGGTAAACACACAAATATCAAATCGGTTTTATTATAAAGTTCTTCTAAACTATTTGTTGTGGATTTTTCAGGAAGAATATCGAACGTCTCTATCTTAAAATGATTCTCCATTCCTTGTTTAACTGCACTACCAACAAAACCTTGACCAACAATTCCTATAACATTTACCATAACTTATTTTCTCCAGAATGAATAAATACCTTTGTCTAGTTCATAGTTTTCCCAAATGAACTGTTCTCTCATTGGTTGTTGTTTTGCCCATTCCCACATTTCAGTTAGACCATCATTAAGAGATGTTGTATCGTTATAATTGAGAAGTTCAACTGATTTTTTCCATGTTGGGTGGGCATCTTTAACTTCATGACGTGGTTCCATGTGAATGAACTCACCATCACCAATAACTTCTATCAATATTTCATTTGCTTCTTTAATACTATGATACTTAGTACCACCAAGATTTATAATTTCCTTTGAAGTCTTTTCATCTACTGCTGCTTTCCACAGTGGTTCAAGGCAATCATCAATATAACTAAATGCTCGTGTTTGTGTACCATCGCCATATATTGTCATTGGCTTTCCATTTAGGTGTTGGTACATCCAAATACCAAGAACGTTACGATACTTGTCCCAAATATTTTGTTTGATACCATACACATTATGCGGTCTAATAATACACCAGTCCAAACCATGTTGTTCTCCTGCGATTTGAATATCTTGCTCACAGGCAAACTTTGCAACACCATATGGGTCAATAGGTGCAGGTTGATGTGACTCATCGAACGGAGGATTGCCATGACCATACACTGCCATAGTGGATGTAAATACAAGACGTTTGATGTCATGTCTTATACAGTTATTAACAATGTTTGCGGTGGCGAGTAGATTGTTTGTATAATTAAAACAACGGATGAATGGAGATAATCCCTCTGCAGCATATGCAGCAAAATGAAATACATACTCAAACTTATGTGTAGAAAATATCTTATCCATCTCAATTGTATCTGTACAATCTGATTTATAAAAATCACATCTCGGATGAACATTATCTAAATAACCACCATCAAGATTATCAACACCAACAACTTCATATTCTGGTTTATTCTCTATAATCCAATCAGCGAGTCTCGCGCCAAGAAGACCTGCGACTCCTGTAATCAATACTTTTTTATTCATACTTAATTCCCATTACATAATAATTTTTAGGTGAATGACTATTGTCTATATTTCGTATTGGGTTAAATCCCCACTTAAATTTAAATGAGTCAAATGCATCTCTTTCACTTTGAACAAATCTATCCCGTTCATTTCCATTCTTTGTTGCCATACTTCCAAAGTGATAGAAGTTTAACTTTCTACTTCTTACAAACTTCAAACCAATGAGTTCTAGCTTTAAAAAGAAATCCCAATCACAAATAAACGGAGAATCATAAATTGTATCGAACCCACCACAAGCCATATAGTATTTTTTCTGCATGAAGAATGGAAATATCTCTCCATCATTTGTAAGAGAATTTTCTCTGTAATTTGGTTCTTCATTTGTATACGATTGAAAATCAAAATTATCTATGCCACCAAAATCTTTAGTAACAAAATTGAATATACTTGGTGTCCTTTCAATTTGATTTGGAGTTATGATTAGACGTTCAGATGAATCTTGTTCGAGAAGAATATCCCAATCTTTTGGAAATACATTATCGTCATTTACAATCAATATCCATTCGTTTGAAGATTGATAGACTCCCACATTTAAAGCGTATTGCATACCTGAATTTACTTCAATCGGTATGAATGAAACTCTATCACGATACTTTTCAACAATGTGATTTGACTCATCAGCAAACCCGTCGAGGACAACTATAATCTCATTATCATTTGATTGATTTTCGAGAGCAGAGTTCAAACAAACATCCAAGCATTTTGGATTTCTGTATGATGGTATTACAACTGAAATCATATGAGTTCCCAATTAGTTAATGGCGATAACCAAGCAGATTCTCCGTGTGTAGAATATCCAGGTATCGACGTTAATAAAACCTTTCCTTTATTTCTTAGTTCAATGAACATATCAAAATCTCTTGGGTAACTCCCCATGTTAGTCCATTTTCTAAGTATATCTTCATCTTCCATAAGAGTATTTACCTTTGAAGCAAAGGTCATCGTTGTACTGTTAGTAATCTTCCAGTGAGATGATTTGGTTAGATAAACTTTTGTTATCTCGCCGCCATCATCATCTATGAACTGATTACCACCACGACTCGATGGTATGTATTTGTCTGGATGATCGTATAGACTGATATAATCTCCACCAGCATTTATTCCTTCAAGTAAGATAACATCTGAATTTGTTTTATGAATATAGTCATTTTCTAAGAAATAGACAACATCATTTTTATCAAACTTCAATGCCATATCAAGAGCATAGTTAAATGTACCGGCACCACTTTTGATTGATGTGTAGTAAATTGATTCCGACTGGACATACTTTGAAATCATTTTGTTTGTTTCATCGGATGTATTATCTGCAATAATAAACCAATCGTGGTCATTTGGATTAAAGACTGATATTGCATTATTCAGACAAGATTCATTATTGATATATTTTGGTTTTACTTTTTTGTAACCAACATCTGATATTCTATAAATGATTTTCATATTAGACTGTTCTCATCCAATCAATTGTTTTTTTAACACCGTCTTCTAATATTACAGTTGATTTGTAACCAAGTTCATTTACTGAAAGTGAAATGTCTGGTGTTTTTGTTTTTGTTGTTAAAACCTCAGACTCCTTATACTGTACTAAAGATTTATCAGCACCCACATAATCCCATATCAATTCTGCCAATTTTTCTATTGAATGAAATTCATTGCTACCGATGTTATAAATTCTTCCGTCTATAAAATTATCAGAGATATTTGATATTGCACTAACTGCATCATCTATATAAGTGCTTGACCTGTAATGTCCTGTAAAAACCGTTATAGGAAGATTATTAAGTGCATGGTAACAGAACTTACAGTTGACTGAACGGTATGGGTGATAGTTTTCTCCTGGACCGTATGTATTAAATAATCTGACAATAACAGTTTCTGTACCATACATGATTCTGGAATTTCGTATTTGCATTTCGTTTGCCCATTTTGAAATTGCATAATCATTCATCTGTTTTATTTCTATTTCGTCCATAATAGATTCTGTCATAATACCGTCATAATCACCATATACCTCAGAACTAGAAAAATGAACCAATTTGAATTTGTGTTTTTCCTGTAATCGAATGATATTTTTTAAACCTATTGCATTTGATTTCCAAAGTTGTTCATAATAATCTTCACCGTTCCATCTACCAAATTCTGCGGCACAATTATAGACTAAATCAAATGGACCGAATTTTTCAATAACTCTTTCTATTTGATGATATTCTCCAATATCACATCTATTATACGTCTGTTGTTCGGAACTAACAGTTTGTGAAAATCCAGTTTCTCCGAGAGAGTGATATAAATCTATACCAAAAACCGAGTGACCTTTGTGAATTAGTTTTTCTTTTAAAATAGAACCTACTGTTCCCAAAACACCTGTAATTAAAATTCTCATTTTGTTAGCCTTTCTTTACAAATATGTGAGTTCCTTCTCCAACTCTGTATTCAACAGTTTCATATATATCCGGAAGAATTATTCTGAGATAACCATCTACTTCGTAATTATAATTTGTATCATGTATTACAACGTACTTTGGTTTAAATTTATTCAAAACATAATTTGCAATATCTCCTCTTACATGATAACCACCATCAACTAAAACACCATCAAATTTATATTCTGAAAATAATTCATCAATTCTATCCAATAGTTTCTTTGGTAGATTTGGGTCGTAATCTATAAAATTAATGTCCTTCCAAAATACTACCTCACTTTTCCAATTCTTCTTATCTTTCAATTTTTCAGATGATTGATTATACCATTCTATGAGAGTTGAATCTCTTTCATCAATCAATTCATGAGAGTAAACGAATTTAAACTTATCTACTAAGTATTCAGTTCCTTCCCCAAGACCAAACTCTAGAAAATTTATTCTATCTTTATTTTGTATTGTTTTTTCTACAATATCAATCCAATCAGTATATGCCATCGTTTATCTCCTTATTTAGTGCGTCTACTAAAACTCTATTTTTTGCAACAAGTGATGGCATATTTGGATTTGAATGCCATAAATCCTCGTGCCATTGATGAAAAACTAATTGACTATCTTCAATTCTAGTTTCTATTCCATGTTTTTTTAGCGTTGATAAAAATGCAGTATCGTCTGACCACATTCCTTCAGCATACCTGTTATCAAATCCTCCAATTTTAACTAAATCTTCTGTAAACATTGCTGCGCAGAAATTTAAAGGATCAGGTCTGTGTTCCGGATGACAATACCATATCGCCCCATTCGTATCTATATCATCTGGCTGAGTTTTTTCCGTTATTTTTTCAGATGAAGTTTTAGATAGTGCAAGAGCTAACATTGCAATATACTCATTTTTTTTCAAATTATCAATTACATACTTGACAATATTTGTACCATGAAGACATTCTGCATTTTGAATTATTACACGTTCACCGTGTATAAAATGAAATGCGGTATTAAATGCAACTACTGGGTTTACCCACCATTTATTTTTTGTAGATATTGTTACTAACTTTATATCCAAATCAAATTTTTGAACATCGGAGTAGGAAAGTGGGGTTTCACTGACATCATCCACAATTATAACCTCGATTAAATCTTTAACGTCTTGGTCTTGTATACTTTGTAAAGTATTCAGTAGTTGACGTTTTCTGTTTATATGTGTCATACAAATAGATAACTGTTTCATATTTTATTTTCCTTTAAATAATAATTGTATTATGGAGTTTGATACTTCCGTATCTGTCATGTATGGATTAAGAACGGTATGATTTTCATTTCCAAAATAATAGATTGGACCTAATTTTGGTTCATTTATTTTTTTTATAACACCATTCCATCCATATAACTGATGAACAAAGTCACCAGTTATAATTGTCCTTGCTCCAACGCCAGCTGCAAGATTACACATACCACCTTCTGTTCCAATAAATCCATCACAGTATTTCATAACAGAACACTCAAATAAAATTGATTTCTGATTCGTATCTTCCATCATAGATGTTTGGGATTGAGAAATATCAGACGGCATTCCAACTTCGATTAAGTTAAAATAATTCTTTAGTTCATTCAATATTTTGTTTATATCCCTGTGTTTTCCACCATATCCAAAATTAGGAACATCTATTCCTTGAATGTATTCTTCTTCAGTGAAAACATATGATTTGGATTCCCAATTACTAAGAAATGCCAAAGTCTTTTTTCCGTTAGAATAAAATTCTCGTATTGATTCTTCGGCGATCTCGTCATAGCTAGGTTCAGTATAAATCTTGTATGATGTATCTGGATTTCTAACCCCAGCAAATTTTTGAAACTCATAAGGTGGTGGCTCTGTAAAAGACAGTTGTTGTAGTCTTACTACTTTATCATAAGAGTTATACTCTATTGAATTGTTTACTGGAACTGGTGATGGTATCACCGATGAGTAAACAAAATCTATGTACGGATTATTCTCCAATAATCTTTGCATTTGTGGAAAACCTATTAGGTAATCCACTTTATCAAATTGGTTTTCTTCTTTTAACTTTTTGGCTATCGAACTTGCAAACGCAATGTCACCAAAGAAACCATAAGTTACGATGAGACACTTAGTATTCTGCATATGATTTTTCTTCAATCAACTCTGAATTTGATAAAAGGTTTATATCTCGTTTGATCTCAGCACGTATATCATTAGTCTTGTAGACGGATCTTGCTAACTCAATAAATTCTTCATCAAACTGATTTCTCTGTTCTTTTATACGAATCATGTCTTCGATGTCCCAAAGCTTTGAGTTGATATTAATAAGATCGTGAAACTTCTGACGTATCTCCGATGTTGTTGCTATTAAATCATACATCGGTAAAAGAGCTCTTCTCTCATTTTCTACATTTGAGAGTTTGTAAATATCATTAAACTTTGTTGCTTTTATTTGGAGTATAGACAGCTTATCTAATATCTCACCGTTTGATACTTCTATTTTCATAAGCCAAGTGATTCCATAATTTTGTTTGTAATATTTTCAGAACTGATATTTTTAATATACCAATTTCTTGCGTTATTTACAACACTTGATAAAAGTTCATCGTCATTTATAACCTCGTTGTATCTGTTAACTATATCTTTTGCCAATTGTTCTGGATTTTTATATCTAAACATATCATCAAATTCACAGTCAACTGCAATGTAGTGAACATTTGGTATGAGTGGGTCTGTTGTTTCTGCAACAAATTTAGGTCGAATAACTGGTATTCCTAATCCAAACATTTCAATATCTCTAAAACAAAAATCTCCACACAAATATCCACCACCCCCACCAAATCCAAGAACTAATTTAAATCCAATTGACTCTTGTATATAATTGTCAAATGGTATTGGATGATAACCAAAATAAAACTCAGGCATCATTTTGTAAATATGTTCTATTGAGTCTCTAACTCCGTTGTATTGTGGATTTGGATGATTCTTATATGTACTACCTCTCCAATAAAGACGGGTGTCTAAATCAATTGAATTTCTATACTCTTGAATCTGTGAGAAATTTTCTATACCAAAGTTCCAACAAGTTTCTGGATATACAGATGGTTTTATCTTTTCTCTTACAATTGGATTTGATATTACATCATCCCAAAGTTTTTTGTTGTATTGTCCTATTGATGCACCAATAAACTTACTTGACTTTGAAAGTGATACAGTCAATGATGGAGAATCTCCGAAATCAAATGTCATAAATTCTTTTGTATCATCAAATTCAAATATAAGAATTGATCCTTGATTTATTAATACATCACAGTCATTGATATAATGAAAATGGTCTGACCCATCTTTGTTGTGCCAAACCACATCATATCTTTTACTAAGTTGCTCTATCAAGTTGTGGGTGTTATGTGCATCAAATCTAAAAGAATCAATGTTTCTGTGAAAGCTATATACATTTAATTTTCTCATTCAGTAACCTTGTAGTTTTTACTTTTAATCCAACGAACATTTTCAATATCAGTTTCCATCTCTTCAACATCGGCCGATAAGTTTTTGTGTCCAATATGTCTATCATGGAATGCCTTTTCATAGAAGTAATCTCTTCCCTCAAAAAAGTCCTTACGTCCTGATTCATCCTTCTTACTCATGTCACCATTGTCTTCATGATACAGACATAAAAAAGTTCCATGTTCATTTCTTTTAACTGGTATTCCCGCCCACACAAATCTTTCTCTTAAATCCTCGTCTTCATTCCCCCAACCTTTGTACAATGGATTTAGTCCATTGATCTGCTCGTAGTGTTCTCGTTTCATACAAATAACTCCACCATAAAAGTTGGCATCTATTTCAGTTGACCATTTACGATAACCAGCCGGTATATCATAATAACTTCGTTCGGTCTTATTATCTTTATCAACAAATACACCACGCCTTGCAGGCAATACTGGATTATCTTCTACTTCATATGAAACATCATCGAGTGGATAATAATCCACTTGGTGTAGTATTATAATGTCACCTTTGGAATTATTGTAACCTACGTTCTCAACACAGGCGATTTGAAAGTTATCGTCATTGTCTTGTTCAGATACAATGATTTCGTATGATTCTTCTTTAAATAATTCCTGTAATCTTGGTAGAAGAATTTGTAAATGTTCTTCTCTATTTCTGTATGGTATTATTATTGAGTATTTCATTTTACTTAAATTTTAAATCTGCATTATTTTTTAGTAGTGGAACTCTATCATATTGATGAACTATACAATATGGTTCTTTTGATTCTTTTGAGTAGATTATGTCTGAATCCATATACGTGTGTTTTTCCAATTCATTAACTATCGCACCAATTTGAAGTGCCCATGAATTATCATAATTAACAAACTGACATTTATCATTGAGTAAAGTATGAACCAAAATATTAAAAGACGGTTGGTCTGCATGACCTGTGTTGTTAGACATTAAATAAAGAACAAGACATAACTCTTTGCATATAGAACTCTTACAAGCAAATGTCCCAACATTACAAACTGTCTTTTGTTTCAATAGATATTCATAAACATAAGGTCCATAATTTACTAATGCATTATTTGTATTCCAAGGCTCATCCGAATATAAAACACCTTCCGATGGTACAAGAATTTCAGAAACCATATTTTTATCTAGCCATTCAGACGGGTTTGTTTGAAAATAAACATCTCTCCCATCTGTGAAGATAATTCTATTATATTTTGAATCTATCTCGGTTTCTGTGAAATATTGCCACAAGTGAAACAATCTAACATTATGAATCAGTTTATTTGCGTTTGATGGGTTTACTTCACCAGAGTGCCAAACGAAATTAGATTCTTCACTTCCTCTAAATGTATTATTTGGAATTAATACTTCTACACCATATTCTTTTAATTTAAGAATGTGTTTGTGTTCTTCCTCAAAATTATATGCTAATACAAGAATATCACCGTCATATCCAGTTTTCTTTAAAGAAGAAATCCAATTATTTATGTCTGTCCAAACATAGTTTTTACTTATAGTTGTGACTATTAAATCTTTCATTATAACTCCATATTTTCATAAAAGTTATTTTGTTGTTCTTGTTTTTGTATTGTCTTGTTATGGAAAAGACAATAATCCTTATCCTCTGGAAGAAATGAGTATTTTTCATATCCATCAATCTTTTCATGTACTTTATTCTTCCAAGATATGGATTCCTTGTTTCTATAAATTCTCATTTGCCAATCTGGCCAATTTATTCTACCCCATTCATCATGTCTCCAACGCCAAGAATTTATGTGACGTTCCGTTATGCCGTCAACAACATTCCATCTCGGAACAATTAAAAGATCTAAATCTGAATTTGATTCAAGAATAGTGTGGATATTTTCGAGCAGAAATCCAGAAGGTATCTCATCGGCATCAATATTGAATATCCATTCTTTCGTACAATGACTTTTCAAATTATTCTTGAATGATGCAAAGTCATTGTTCAGAGAAAATTCGGTAACTTTTAATATTGGTATTCTTTCTTTATATATAGAACACACTTTTCTAACTTCATCAGTTACTTTGTCTTGGTCGAGTTGGATAACTACCTCATCCGTGTCTTTTAAATTCACACGAATAACATTCAGTAGTTTATCCAACTCTCTATCTTCGTTGCAAGCCGTTATTGTATAAGAAATCATTCAGTTTCAACTTTCTTTAAGGTTGGAAGTTTCTTTAATTGAGGCAAGTTGAGACTTATTCTCTGTGCGAATTTTGGAAGATGTGTATCAAGTAGTTGTTCAAATTTTTCACTCATAGCTTCATAAGACCACTTCTTCTCTAATTCGGGTACTGATTTTTTAGATTCATTGAGGTATGTTTTATATTTTTTGTGAACTTTATGTAGAGTATCTGATGCTTTTTTATAATTCACAGTGAACCATTTTGAACCTTTATTTAATACACCTTCCCAAGCTGAGCTATCATGAATTTCTCTCAATTCACCTTCAAGATATGTGTGAAAGACAGGATTTACAAAATCTACGTGGCCACTCCACCCAGAAACAATTACAGGTTTTCCTGTTGTAATAAATTCAGCAATTGGTCTACCATAACCTTCACCTTTTGTGAACGAAACAAGTGCTTTTACTTTTTCATGATTGTAAAGAGTATTCATTTCTTGGTCTGTTAAATCACCATGAAGGAGATAGATGTTTGGAAGATTTTTCTTCTTTACCATTTGTTTAATCAAATCAATTTTTTCAAAAGTTCTACTCCTGTCACTTATTGAAAATCCACCACTCGATGCTTTCAATAAAAGTGCAGGGGGATTTTCAGTATCGCCAAATGTTTCCAAGAAAGTATAAATCAATCCTGACAAATCTTTTCTATCCTCCCCGAAGTCTCCCTTTAACCAATGGCCAACAAATAGATAACAAAAATCTTCTTTTATCTTTTCAAAAGTTTCAGTAATTGTTTTTTCGGCAGGTAGATTTTTATTGAAGATGTCAAGTCTTACACCTTCGTGTAAAATTTCTATAGGAGTAGTCAATTCTAAATTTCCAACAGTCTGGCCTGATGTCTTATCTCTCTTTTCATATTTTGTACTTGATAGAACATCTTTAGCGTGTTTAGATGGAACAATAACAAGATTCATTTTATTACAACCATCAATCCATTCAGGTGAACAAAGGTCGGTCTCTATCCCTGCTGTTATTCCGATATTATACTTTCCAACTGGTTGAAATTCGTTTGGAATAGTACATTGAATCCAAACTTCCGGTTGGGACGTAAGACCTGGAATTATACTATCTAATATACGTTTGTGTTCGGGATTATTTGCGTCAAGCGCATTCATTGGAGTCTGTCCCCAATTTATTGATATGACCTTTATATTAAACTTGTCCATGTTCATAATAGATGTCAATAGGTCTCTGGCGTGTTCTCCATATCCTGAACGTGTTGCAACTGGTCCACAAAAAACTAATTCTGGTCTATAACTCATATTATCCTCACACTAAATGTAGTTCAAAACGATTTCTTGGTGTAAAGTTTTGTAGACAATCGTCAATACTTTTCATTACACGTTCACACATATGTTCGCGATTCATAGCAACATCCGAACTTAAAATAAAATCTCTTCCTTTCAATCCAGCTTTAACTCTTTCTTCTTTTGAAGTCTTGAACCATTCATATAGTGCCTGACCAACGTCTCTGAAGTCTGCACGGTCATCAAAAATATATGGTGTTGGTACTGACCCTTGAAGTGAAAGATTTGATGGCCACACTGGTTTAACCCATTCACCATGTTGTAAATTTCCCCATTGATCTTTTCTATTTAAGCTATGAACTTCAACATAATCTTCTTCTGTAAAATATTTACCCGTCTTTGGATTGATGAAACCACATTGGTCTTGTAGACCACCAGTTACGTTTACAACAATTGGAGTACCAGATGACATTGCCTCTGCTGTTCCTAATCCAAAACCTTCATTGGATGACATATTAACTACTACGTCCGAAATGTTATACAGAATATTTAGACCTTCGGCTGGAAGAATTTTATCACTAAACATAACATTAAAGTTACTACACAATTCTGTAACAACTGCAGGTATATCTGTACCATTAGGGTCAACAGGTTGTGTATGCATTAATAGTAAACAATCATCTACTGCATTACCGCCATTTTTATTTACGAGTTCACACAAATGACGATATGCAAGAATAACGTCACCAGGATGTTTTCGATGTATATTTCTATTATTCCACATCACCACAAATCTATTTGGATTATCTCTCCGAATCTTTTGAGACTCAGATACCAAGTTATCCCAATCCTTGTCATTTGAATTTAATGGTTTAAACATTTGTGTATTTATTCCGTGAGGAACATAAGTTATTCTATGATTTGGTGTAGATTCACCAACACGATTCAAAACTCTTTTGTTTATACCATACGTCTGTTTTGAAATAGCCATAAGCAAATCACAACTAGCATACGCATCTTTATTCCACATTGGATCTGTTGGGGAATCCCAAACCAAGCCAGCGCCATCCCAAATATTTAAATAAAGAAGTGGAATTTGTGTGCGAATTTCATGCTCCATATTATACAACCAATCCCAAAAACGTGGATCGGTAAAATGGAGAATTGCATCTGGTTTTTCCATTTCGATTAGACGACGAATCAACATCGGATCACCATAACCATCATTGCATAAAATCTTAATAGATGCATCCTGAACTCCAGTTAGTTCTTTAGCATTATCCGATAAATCTAACAACTTTCCTTTTTCTGGATGGTTGATAGCGGCACCGACTTGAACCCAATCATACTTGTGAACTGTGCCTATAACCATATCACGAGAAACGGTTGCAATACCGCTCGTTAGACGTAAGTCGTCTGATAGGAGGAGAATCTTTTTCTTTGCCATACGAAACCTTTGATTACGAAACTTTTGTTTTCAATAAATATCAATATACGAAAAAACGATTACAATAACAAGTGTGGTTTGGCTTCAATCAAACCGTTCTGTGTAATGAGAACGTGTTCAGACTTAACTTGGAATTCTCTAATTGTTGTTGCGTTAACATAAGACATAGCAGAACGAACACCATCATTGATGTCATTGATGACACGTTCTACTTTACCCTTATAAGGAATCAACTTTGAATTACCTTCCACGTTTTTTTCTTCTAATCCATGAACTTGTTTTACTTCGGCAGATGCAGAACCACGATACTTCTTGAAGAGTTGTTCATTCGGCCACATTCCCATTCTCTGAATTTCACCAGGAGATTCACGAGTACCTGCGAGAAGTGAACCTAACATTACAGAATCTGCACCAAGTGAAATTGCTTTGGCAACATCACCCGTCATTCTCACACCACCGTCTGCAATAATAGGAGCATCAATTCCTGATTCTTCGACGGCACGAACACAATCAATGAGAGCTGTAACTTGTGGAATACCGATACCAGTTCTGATTCTTGTTTCACAAAGAGAACCATTTCCAATACCAACACGAATAGCATCCGCACCCCATTCTACCAAATTTCTTGCGCCTTCATATGTAGCAACATTACCTGCAATTACATCTACATAGCTTGGCAGATTTTGTTTACACCAAGAGATTGCGTCTTTTACTTGTTTTGTGTTACCGTGAGCAACATCAATAAGAAGAACAATTGCACCGGCATTTACAAGTTCTTGTGCACGTTCTTTGTAATCAGCAGTTGCACCAATTGCGGCGGCTACTAACTTCTCTTGTTCTTTAATCTTACGAACTTGATTTGCCTGTCTTTCAATGTTCATGAATCGGTGAACTACACCAACCCCACCATATGATGCGATTGTTATTGCCATGTTATATTCAGTTACAGTATCCATTGGTGAAGCAACAAGTGGTGTACCAATCTTATATTGTTTTGTAAAGTTTGTTACAAGATTACATTTACCACGACTATCAACTTCACTATACTTTGGAATAATTTGAATATCATCAAATGTATATGCGTACTTCATTATTGAACCCTGTTCTTTATTGGACATAAATCATCTCTATCTTTGAACTCACACCAACGGCAATTCTTTTTCTTTTCGCCTTCAATTGGTGGATAGTAAATATCTGTTCTCTTATTACCTTCTGAATCAAATGCAGTTTCAACAAATGTCTGAATCTCTTTCAGGATTTGAGTTTGTGAAACCTTACCGTGAGAAGGTGCAAATCGTTGAACACGTTTCTTCATCGCGGCATATTCAGCATCTTCAGCTATCTTACGTTTGAGAATAAGATACTCAATCTCAATATCATCGGGGTGAATATCATATTGTTTGGCATAGAATGTTTTGTAAAGAACAAGTTGTGAAGTCTTTACCTTATCTGCCTTTGTGTATTTATTCCAACCACTTGTTGATGTTTTGAAATCGTAAATGTGAATCTTACCAGTTTTCAAATCTCGCATCACCAAGTCGAGGAAACCAACAAGACGAACGTTTGGATTTGATTCAACAGGAATGATGTTGATTGGCTTTTCAATACCAACAAGTTCCCAACCCTTCTTCATAAAGAACTCTTCACGATGTGCCTTGAACCATCGGATAATTTCAATACCATCCATTAAGTGTTCTTGCATTTCATCACGATGTGAAAAGTGTTCATCATTGTTTTCAGTCAACATCTTCTTATACTCCACACCCATCTTTTCTTTTAGAAGGTCTTCAAGTGGAAGTGAGTTTGCCTCTTCAACAGTAGAACGATATAACATCTCTACATACATTTGGAGAACCTCATGCATTGCAGTTCCAAACACGAGAGCGATTGATGGGGACGGAACGGAAACCTTATCAATGTAATTTAGTTTCCAACGATGAGGACATCCTTTCCACATTTGATACTGTGAAAAGGAAATTCGCGAAGAAGACATTACTTACCCCACTTACCGTTTTGAACGAGTTGTGCAATGATACCGTAAACTGAAATATCTTTGAATGTGTCTTCGAGTGATTCGCCGACGGCATCAACTGAACCAAACATGATCATTTGTTTGTAACGATTGATTTTATCGTTCAATCGGAAGAACAAACCTTGAAGTGACAACTTACGATCTTGTTCTCTTTCAAGAGTTGTTCCTAATGAAATGTTATCTGGTCCGTAGTTAGATTGCTTACGGCAAAAGAGTTCATATTGTTCACGTTGAATTCTTTTGAAGTCCGTAGTCATAATTGGAAACTTCTCTTCCATTTGGGCAATGATGTCATTTTCATCCTTCTTCTTACCCAAGTCGATTTCTTTTATTGCCATCTTATTCCTCATTGTAATGTCTTTATTTGTTTCTTGAATTTTTCCACATCTTCTTTCTTGGTTCCGTAAGATTCCAAAACAGAAACAAGTTCATTTGGATTTATTCTTACGAGGTCTGTAATATACTCAAAAATTACTTTCTTACCAAGTTGATAATGTTGGCAGAATAAATCTACAAATTGTGAATCTATATCTATCTTTTTCTTTTTCTTTGTGTACTTCAGATAGAATGTTGTCTTTGGTAGAATATCGTGGAGTAATTTGTAGTAATCTTTGGAAGTGAGGATGCCGTTACTATACTTTTGAAAGTCATTCACGGCATCCGTTAGTTCCATTTCCATAGAAAACCAACGGGTGATGATAAAGTTATTCCACACCTTTTGGTCTTCTTCGGCAAGGGCTTCCCATTTGATTTTATCTTTGGTCACACCCTTTATCAAATCGAACAGGGTCTTAGCCATTCTGACTAAACCCCGTTGGTAAAAATTCAGGATTGATATTTCCACACTCAAGACAAGCATACGTTTCAAGTGGAACGATTGCTTCCTTACCTGTTGGAGACATGAGAGCTGAAATCTTCTTGAAGAAGGTTACTGAATGAAAGAAATGTCCACCACACTTATCACAAGTAATATCTTGTGCTTCGTTGAGATTTACATTCACACGTTGTTGTGGTTGTTGTTCTCCACCACCAATATCAAATA